GCATCTCCAATACAGTTTGACTAAACATGTCTTGCTCTATAGCGGTGATGCGATCGACACTGTACGAAGTATTCATCAGGTCTGCAAATCGGTTGATAAAATAATTTCTGAATTTTTGGAATTTGACTCTATGTATTGGAAAGATAGCAAATAGATTACAACTATGCCAAACGACCAAATCATACCAATCACTAGGCCGACAGTAAGTCAACCCGCTTCTGCTCCACAGAAGATGGAATCAAAGTTTCCGACAGAAGTTATCAATCTCCCTTCAAAAGGATGGTTTTACCCCGCAGAAAGTCCGCTTTCCATTGGCACACTTGAACTCAAGATGATGACTGCTAAGGAAGAGGACATTTTAACTTCTCCAAACCTCATTCAAAAGAACATTGTTCTGGATAAACTTCTTGAATCGGTGACAGTCAACAAGGCCATTGTTCTTGATGATATGCTCATTTGTGATAGGAATGCTGCTTTTTTTGCCATTCGCCGATTAGCCTATGGTGATGCTTACGATGCCACATTGACTTGTGGGCGTTGCGGCAAGGAAAATTCCATTACCATTAATCTCGATAAGATGGATAACCGCCCTTTCGATTTTGAGAAGTATCCCAAGGGAGATAACGCTTTCCAATTCAAACTTCCATATTCGGGGCATACTGTTACCTTCAAGCTTTTAACCAAAAAGGATGAAAATCTGATTGACCAAGAATTGAAGGGTATGGAGAAGGTATCTAAAGACCTACGCCGTGAGATTACGACCCGCCTTGGTCATATCATCACCGCCATCAATGGTAATACTGATCGTGCAGCCATTCGTCGTTTTGTTAATGAAGAACTTGTTTCCAAGGATAGTCTTGCTCTCCGCATTCACTTACGGGCGAACATGCCTGACATTGATACTACATTTGATTTCATCTGTTCAAACTGTAATCTTGAACGGAAGGAGGAGACCCCGATGGGCGTATCCTTTTTTTGGCCTAACTCAGGAGTATAAAGTACAACTCCACGAACTCATATTCGATTTGACCCATTTTGGGAACATTGAATACTTCGCCGTGTACGAAATGCCTGTGCAATACAGGTCATTTTATCTCCGCAAGCTTGTCAATACGAAGGAGAAGGAGAAACATAATATGGATAAGGCATCGGGAGAAAAAGATGCTCCCTCTCAGTCGTCAATAGTTAGGGGGCCGGGGATTGACCGGCGTTAAATGTTACAAACAATGACAATAGCCCAAGCTGCTATTGCAATAATCCACAGGATCACATAGACCCCGACCATTTCAGTATCCACTCGGCTTTCACAGTCGGAATAAATGGCGTATTCCATTATCTTTCTTTGGCGGAACCACGGCCCAAACAAGGGGGCAATCATACATCCCACCAACACCGCCAGTACTCCGACGACCCCAATTCCAATTATCAGCCGTGAGAGCCAATGATTTTCAGTTGTTTCATTCATTCCTACAGCATATCATGTTTTTATAATGCTGTCAAGCTTTGCGAAAACTGCTTTCTCTCCCTATTTATAAATGACGCAATGCGTAATTTATGGATATTCCTACATTCCCAGATGAAACTAATATTGCCAGATTTCGAGACTTCATAGATGTACAGAAGTCGCATCTTGAGTTGTTAATGGCCGAGAAGACTCTCCGGTCGGAAATCGGGATTATAGACCTCCAACTTGAGAGGCGAATAATTCAACGTCGCCAGAACGAAAAGCGAATGATGGACGAGATTCAGACCAAAGTTCTCGAACATCAAGTGCAAGTGGCAGCAGCAGTAGGGACGGTAGGTGCCGCACGGGAACGTGCTAACCAAATAATTCAAGACATAGAAGACGAAATGGATGCTAAATGGAATCTCATCAATATGTCTCAGGAAGCTAATAGAGCGGAGATGGATATGGCGAAACGTCGTTATGCCGATGCACACAGGTTTTCCAAGTTTGCGTTCTCTCAAGCGAAAGAACTTTTTGGAATAAAAGTAAATGAATATGACCTAACCAAAAAAATCGGGACTGAATTATTCAAATTGGGCGGTATAAGTCGGGGGCTTGCTTATACATTAGCTGCTATTGTAGTAATGCTTCAAGGAGCATACAAACTCTTCCTTAAGTTTGATAAAGCAGCATGGGATTTTCGCAAGGCAATGGGCATGACTCGTGCTGAGTCGGCTGTTATTCAAAAGATTGCCCAACGGATTGCCATTGACTACATGCATATTGGCGTAACCGTGGAGAGCGTTTACAAGTCCTACCAAGCCCTCGGGAAGTCAATGGGTGGTGTTCACAATGTTTCGGCTGAACTGGTTAAGGATGTATCAGTCATGGCGGCTCAACTTGGTATTTCCGAAGAGATGAGTGCAAGGTTCCTACGCAATTTGGCATCAGTTTCCAAGAGTTCGATGGAATCCCAGAGCAATATGATGTACATGGCCCAAGCCATGTCTTCGGCGGCAGGAGTTCAACTCAGTGATGTTATGGGTGACGTGGCTACTAAGTCTTCCAAAACCCTTATAATGATGTCTCGTCTTCCGAATGTAGCTTTGCGGTCGGCAATTGAACTTCGTCGAATGGGAACCGACATGAATGCGGTCGCAGATTCCAGCCGACATATTTTGGATTTCACAGAAAGTGTAAATGAGGAAATGGAAGCTTCGGTGTTATTGGGGAGAGGTATTAACCTACAACGTGCTCGTGAGTTAGCATATCGAAGAGACCTTGTGGGTTCAACGAAGGAAATTCTTCGTATTACCAAACAAGTTAATTTCGAAAAACTTGATGTGTTTCAGCAACAGGCATATGCTGCCGCAACTGGTAAGAGTGTTGAGGAATTGCTTAATATGTTGCAGACCGATAAGCAAATTGAACAGATAAGGCGTCGGGGAACTCCAGAGCAGAAGGCGCAACTTGCGTTGTACGAGAAGATGAGTAAAGAAAATGCCGCAGCCGCAAAAGCCAGAGCCAAAGATGTTGGGCTTATGATTCAGGCAAAGGCAAACCAAGAGCGAATCACGGCAATTACAGCTAAGTGGAATCAATTGCTTGCTAAGATACAACAGGTTTTTCTTCCAGTCATTGATAAGTTTCTTGGATTCATCGTTAAGAGCTTCGATACAATCAAGTGGATAAGTATTGTCATTGGTGGAATTTGGTTGGCAAATAAATTGATAATACTTGCAACCAATCGTGCTCTGATATTTCAAAATTTGTTATTACTGAAAAACAGACTATCCGCCTTCAATATTGGTCGGTCACTTGGCTATGGAATGGCGAAATATCTCCCGGGAATAACGAGAGCACTTTTGGGATTGGGGCCAATGTTGTTTGCGTTTGGTATGAATATTGTTGGATGGGCTGGAACACTGTGGACATCAATTTCGGGGATTTTTACTGGTTTATTACCATTTCTTGGCACCCTCCTTACCACATCAATTTCGGGGATTTTTGCTATGGGTATTGGCGCAATTATGACAGCAGCAGGACTTGTTATAGCGTCGGCAATTGGGGGGTGGGCAATTGGTACATGGCTTAGAAAAAAATTTGCTGTTATTGATGAGTTTGCTACGTGGGTATGGCTTAAGTTGTTTGATATGTGGGACGGGGCAGTGTCGGGGATAAAATCCGTTTCAAGTGCCATATACGGATGGATGAAGTGGCCGTTTGATAAATTTGCGAACTGGTGGTACGGAACCAGTGGAATACCCGGGAAATCACCATCGGCATTTGGACTTAGCATAGTCGAGGGAATCAAGTCTGTTGGTGGAATGCTGTTTGATGTTCTTACATCCCCGTTCCGAAAGGCATTTACATGGATAATGGATAAATTTGCCAGCATTGGAAAATTTGTCGGAAAATTGTTTGGTGCGGGTAAGGCCGGTGGTTCTGTAGAAAAGAAAGCTACTGCCGCTTATATTCCTGCGGTCACAGTAAGTCCTAAAGGAACTGAGGTTGCATCACTCAAGAAAAAGCCCGGCGAAGCTGGCAAAGAAAGTGAAAAAGATTCTCCTCCAATGTCTGAGGCAACTGGACAGAAAATCTGCTCATTACTTGAGAAGATACTCGCCAAGGACAACAATATCAAAATGGATGGTCAGTTACTTAGTACACATCTCGCTCGCCAGACTGAATTTCGTGGCGGATACGGGGTAAACAAGGTAGCATAATATTTATATCATATGGCACAAGCACATTTTGAACCAACATGGGCGATGATTAAACGGCCCGGAGGCTACCCAGTTCAGCCAGCCGTTGGCAAGCCCGAATTGATTTGGAGGGCGAACTCTAAGTCTATGTATCATCGTCTCTCGCCATATTCTAACTATCATCAAGGGCTTCTTGATTGGGGCGATGAGCCTTATTACTATGTTTATCCTGACCAAGGTAATAGCGGATTGACCGCTTTGCGTAAGTATGAGTCACGGTTGTTTCCATTGGGGTCGGGGCCAATTGACATTATTCGTGTCTCCAAGTTCCTAGTTTCGGGGCGTGGTGTTACTTTCCTCGCAAAGCAATTTCTCCTTCAAACAGGACAAGCATACAACGAAACTCGTATTTACAATCCAACGTCTCCAATAGTTGCTGCTGGATTGACGTTGACTCTTGGTACTGTGCGGCCAATGAGAAATTTCGATACCTCGGCGGGTCTTACAGGCATTGCTACTACGTTGCTTGGAAGTGCTGGCAGTGCTATTTTTGGTGCTCCGAAGACGAATCCAGTTGCGGGAACAACTCTAGCAAATAATCCTAACGCTTTGCCAACGGCCACATTGACTATAGGCACAAAAGGATTACTTCGTGCTGGTGATGCGAATAGAGGTAAATCTCACTTAGAACAGGCATGGCAGGGAGGCACACAGAAGGGATTCTCCATTAAGGGGCTTGTTACCTCTATGTTCCAAAATTTCATTCCTCAAACACAAGATGGGATTAAATATCGGAGTGATGAAGGTGCTTATGGATTGATGATTGTTGCTGGAAGTACCAAGTTTATTTATCTTGATGCTGATGGTAGTCCCGTAAATTTCGGACCATTATGGATAGCGGGTGACCCGGGGGGAATACGGAAAGATACTCAGAAGGTATTGACTCCTTATCGTTCGTTTATGCTTCCAAACGGAAAACCCATCAGAGTAAGAGTTTCGGGGGGAAGTATTGTTAGGGACCGCCTTCCGGGAATTGCACGAGTTGGGTATGATATTACTACTTCATACATGTATGGAGAGTCAGTTGGAAGTAAAGTTGATGAGGGTCATGATGCTTCCGAGATAATGGTTCAATATAGCATGTACGCTCAGAAGGGCAATCTTTATCCTACCAAGAAAACGGATAAAAAAAGTGTTGATGCCTACAATAAAGACCTTCAAAAGCTTCTTGATAAAGTGCCAAATATTGGTAATGGAAACATTTACAAAATCAATCTTCCGTTGGATTCCAAAGTAATTACCAGTCCAAACCGAAGTTCGGATGGATATGACCGAGTGTATTCGACGACGAAGGGAATGGATAGAGAACGGGGAGTTAGTCCAACTGATTATCCACTCGGAATGTTGTCTGATTATAGAGAGAGTGCCATCACCACTGTTGATCAGACGCTCAAATTCAAGTCCAATCAGACTTACAAACTTCCAACCAATGGCACGTTCGATGCAATCAATACTTTGGATGTTCTGGACAAGAATCGAAATGTAACTAATTTGACACTAAAAGGATGGGTAACATGGGAGCCGTTCAAAGATGACTTGGTTGCGTTGTACTTCTATGATGTAGTTAACCAAAAGTATATTCCATTCCGTGCGTCCATCAAAGGCATTGATGAGGCGGGGAATGCATCGTGGGAAGAAATGTCGTTTATTGGTCGTGCCGACAAGGTGTATTCATATGGTGGGTTCAGTCGTAATCTGAGTTTTAGTATTAAAATTCTCATCAATAGTATTGTGGAGTTAGCTCCTACATGGCAACGTATTAATTATATGATGACATCATACAAACCATCCAATTACACGAAGGCATCAAAAGTTTCAAGTGGAAATAGTACATATGACAGGTTCATGGTTCCTCCAATGTTCATGCTTACACTTGGAGACCTGTACAGAGACCAACCTATTCTTATTCAGTCTGTAACAATGAATATTCCCGAGGATGCTGCATGGGAAACTTTGAATGAAGACAATCAGGGTAAAGGTGACTGGTATTATCTGGCAGATAAGTATATTCAAGCCAAAGGACGGAATTTTGGTCAAGTTCCTCGGGAAATCGAACTTGGGTTCACGATGGTATTGCTTGAGAAAGAGCGTGCGGTTGTTGGTGGGGCTAACTTCGGTCATGCACCAAGAACCGAAGATTTTTCAGAGTGGAATACTGATACTGTTCCTGACAGCAAGGCACTGAATTACTGGAATAGGAATTACGTGGTCCGGGATGTCATTGATACTACTCCTTCTCAAGTAAAACCTAAACATAGTAGTACATCGGGGATTGGATAATATGAGACGATACGATAACATTTCGATTCAGAACAGGTGGGATGGAAAGCGAGTCTATAAGACAGCTTCCTACCCCGTCATTATTCCACAAGACAGTGATATTCAGATAGTATCTAACTCTGAGGATTACCTCGATTCGCTGGCGCTTAAGTACTATGGAGACCCAACGTTGTATTGGGTTATCGCATTAGCCAATAATCTGGGTAAAGGACGTTTGAGTGTTCCATCCGGGGTGACACTACGTATTCCCATTGACATAAGCCAAATTCTTGCAAATTACAGCCACATCAACTCATAATAGTTATGCCAGCACCAATTATACCGTGGGAGCCATCAAATATCCCCGAAGAGATTCAAGACGAGATGAATCGTCGAAAGAAGAATCGTAGTTTTCGATATACCGACAATAATAGCGAAAGTTGGAAATTGAAAACGGGAGATTGGTCGAATTACCGTGGGCCAATGATTCCGTGGGTTCGCCTCTGCTCCAATAGCAAAGGGCCAGAAAGCCCAAAGTCGGGGGATTGTGAGAAACAAGGGTTTGTGTTTTATGGCGGTAAGGGATTCTATTCCGATTATGGATTTAGCAAGAACAACAGCAATAACCCATCAATCATTGGATATGTTCCAAGTGCGGGGATTAACCCTCACACTATAGACAATGATCTTACTAAGGATTATCCCATTCACGTTCCTGCTCCTGAGATTGAACGTATTCATGTAACCATTCAGAAAGAACTCTACCGACGTGCTTCGGTGGAATGGACATGTTTTTCTAAAAAACAATTGGAGTACATGACTCCTTACTTCCTCATTCCGGGGATTTCGTGCATCATGGAGTGGGGATGGAACCTCTACAATCCCGAGTCACTGGTGGATTTGACGGACACAGAAAAACTTGAAAACTTGTTTAATAATCCCTATCCTCTCTATACGCAAAACATCATAAAATCGAGAGGAAACTATGATGTCATTTTCGGCATCATTACCAACTTTGAATGGACAGTAGATGGCAACAAATTTCGATGCAAAACGGAAATCACGTCAAAGGACCGTATTTACGCTGGTCTGATTGTGGATTCCAATTCGGAGGATAAATCATCTGTTGATGAGAATGAGGAGAAAAGCGTCAAAATATTCAATAGTCTCACCGAGTTTGTTGATAAATATCTTGATAAATTCCGTGGAGTGTGGAAGACGGCACCGGATTTAATACCCGGGCTTGAAGATTTTACCAAATATGTTCGTGCTGCACACCCAAAAAAGAATGGAGTGAAGGGCAACGCCAATGAATATCTCTACGGTGTCTTTGGTGGTAGGGATAAGGAGGATAAACAGAACAAATTCCAAAAAAATCCGGACAAGAAAGATTTTGACAATAAATCCGACGAATTGTGGTTGAACTTGGGGCTTATAATTGAAGCCATCAATTTTCATGCTGGACCTCTTAAGGGTACAAAAGGTAAAGAAATGCTGCGGGTGGACATTGATGATGTCGTTGTTGGGGCGCACCCCAATATGATTTCAAGTGATGGTTCCACTTGTCTCATCCCAAATTTCGAATCGCCCAAGTATTTTTATGGAAAGTATGGTTATGATGCTGTACCAACTTCCTTTGGTAATAGCTCTAACGATTATTACAAGTTGAGGTTAGCCGATAGTGCAGTTAAAGCAATACTACCGAGATCGAAAGCTAAGAAGGCGAGGGGTGGCCTTGCGGATTATAGACTTTATACGGTTGGTATGCAATTGGATGGTAAGGTTAGTCGTGATGATATTGACCAAGTTATCAATGCAATACGATACCAAAAGGGAATTGCATCGGGAACATGTGCTTTTCCATTCAGAAATGACACCCCCTCGATTCACAATAAAAGCAACTTATATCCCGCTCATTATTCGGGGTATCTTCGCCATATTTATGTCAGTCTATCGTTTTTGAAGGGATTGCTTGTTAGTAGTTCTGATGTTACGACCTATTACCAATTTGTAGAGAAAATTCTTGACGGAGTGAATTCGGCATGTGGTGGATTTTGGGATTTACGCCTTGTTAGTGGTCTTGGGGATAAGACTATACCTCCCGACGAACCCGCCCCGATGAAAATTGTGGACTACAAGTTCATGTCGTTCTCTAACCGTGGCCTTGTGTGGGCATTTGATTATTTTGATTCGGATAGTTTGCTGCTTGGTATTGGATTTAAGCCCACACTGAGTAATGCACAGGCTATTCGTACCATTTACGCTCCAACCAATAACCCCGATAATAAGACGACCGTTACAAATGGAAATAACGAATTACTCGACTACAAATTCAAGGATAGATTACATTTGGGGGAAAATGTCGGCAATGCTCCAACACCAAAACCAGACAGGAGCGGATTTGAAGATACCATGCGTGAGTTGCAATGCATTATCCCATGTGATAATTCATATCCAATGACAACAGGTGCTCACGCCTTTCGCCTCTGTCTGCCAGCAACAGACATTCAACAGCTTTTACTTGATGACGGTGACGAAGAAAATAACCCGAAATATACGGGAATTATGCCGGGTATTCAGGCGACATTCACTATTCAAGGCATTGGTGGGTTGCGTACTTTCATGATGTTTTTGGTGAGAAATCTTCCCGAGCCGTATTCGGAGAAAAATATAATTTTCCGCATCGTTGATGTTCAGGAGACCGTTGAGTCGGGTAAGTGGACAACTCAAATTACTGCTGGTGTCATTCCTCTCCGAGAGCATATCAAGGCCCGCCTCGGGATTACGTAAAAACTTGACTATGGCTGTAGCACCTGCTATGATGCGGGTGATGATAGAGACCATTTCAGATTTGACCAAGTTCCAACTGGAAAACCAGCAAGGCGCTTGGATTGTACATTCGGTGCCCATCCCCGACAGTCACCCCGCCACGGCTCAACCAAGCATTCTCTTCATTCGTAATATGTTCACAGGGAAGACATATTACTATGCTTTTCATCACCCCGATTCCAAGCCTCAAGTAACCCCCGAAATGGTTCGTAGCATTCTTCAAATGCCGAATTGTAAATGGGCACTTGACAAGAAAGCCTTTGACCATTGCTATTGGAGAGTTCCGAATGTCTATGATGTCAATGCTCTTTCGTGGATGCGAACCAATGAGATTTTCGAACTTTCGGAATACGAAACTCCTGCTCATTATCTCATCCGAAAGAATGCAGCGGGACATGACTGTATGAACCTTGTTATTCCATTGATGAAGCACAAGGAAATGTTTGACGATTTGGCGGATGACCTTACAGAAGTGGTGAAGGATTATGAACCCGATTTGATGTTCACACGATTCAATGACCTTATCATTGGAACTCTCGGGGATTTGGAGAAGCAAGGTATCTGTGTGAACAGAGAGTTGTTTAAGGAACGCTATAAGCAAGACCCCGGCATCACGGGTATCACCTATAGTCAATACAACATTTACACTTCCACTGGGCGTCCAAGTAATCGTTATGGTGGAGTGAACTATGCGGCCCTCAATCAGACTGACGGCACCCGAAAATGTTTTATCTCAAGGTATGGCGAGAATGGGGCAGTCGTAGTTCTGGACTATACCGCCTTCCATCCTCGAATTATCAGTAGGCTCGTAAAATATGACGTTCCGATAACCACTGATATTTATGGGTATCTGGCCAAGCTGTACTTCAACAAGAAAACGGTGGACGAAACTGACATCAAAGAGGCCAAGGCCATCACTTTTAGGCAATTTTACGGTGGTATTGAGGATAAGTACTCACATATCAAGTTTTTGGCATCTATCAGGGACTTTATGAATGAGCAATGGGGCTTGTTCAAGAGCCAAGGATACGTCCAGACCCCCTTCTTTAAGCGTAGGATTACGTCTAAGCACGTTTCCGAGCCTGACCCACCCAAAATGTTCAATTACATCCTCCAAGCGACTGAGGGCGAATTAAGCATCCCCAAGGTCAAAGCCGTTTTGGACTTTTTACAGGGGTACAAGACTTGTGCGGTGCTCTATACGTACGATGCCGTCCTTTTTGATTATTATAAGCCCGAGGGGATGGACCTTCTGAGGAACATTCAGAAGATTATGAGTTTCGAGGGGCGTTTTCCGATGAAGGCTTATATGGGGAACAACTATCGGGATGTGAAACAGATACAAATTTAGAAATAGGTTTCGCAAGCGCCTCGGATGACATTGATCATGTATTCTCTTGTTCTTATATTGCTTCTCACGTAAATCAAAATCTTCTTCGTAAGCCACTTTTTATTCACTTCGTCGTAAGGGGTGTGTGGATCAAACATCACTGTAATCCTAAATAGTTTTAACTTTTGGTATATCTTGACAAGATCGAAGTAGTCACTCTTACCCGAGGCAATAACTGTCTCATCATCAAATCGAAATTGTACGCTTATCTTTTGTAAGCGTGCATCCATCTTTTCTTTCGGTATAACCAATTTAATGGGGTCTTTGAGAACATCATAGGCGGCATTGATGAATCGCATGTCATCATTATTTCCTCCTACGTCGGGGTGATGCTTTTTGACAAGGGCAATGTAGTAATTCTTCAATGCCCCCCTTTCCATTTTAGCAGCATTTGGTACACCAAATTTGGCGAAAATGGTGTTGGCGACAGCCGGGGTCATTCCCTCTAACAGTATGTTTCTGAGACGTATCACACGAATAAATATAAGGTACTTTGGGGTGGAAATAGGATATTTATAATCCAAATAGTATGAGTAACATTTTAGATCGAGTTTTCAATGAAGTTTGCCTAGACGAAAGAATCACCGATGGAATTTTCCAGATGGAAAATGCCACTCACATGGACGCTTTGCGTGATTATTTTCTCAAGAAGGGCGTGACAAGAGAGGCCGCAGTCCATGTTACCAATCGCATGGTTGAAGGTCGTTTTCCTGAACGGCAAGCCTATAACAAGGATGGTATTCTTGTAACCTTCCCCACCCCCCAACATAAAGCCCGTGCAATTGCTCGTGGTACTCATTTTGAGAAGAACCCCGTCCCTCAAGTTCACAGGCCCGAAACAGAAGAACCCAAGCAAGCCCCGGCGGGGTCAAAACCAGAACCGGGGGAACTTCCACCCGATGATGACGATAATGACAAACATGGGAAGGACGACGATGACGATGACGATATAGGTGGTGGGGGTAGTCATGGCGGAAGCAAAGAACCAACGATTTTCCAAGGTGACAAGCAATTGGCGGTAGAACCTCCTCGGGGAGACACGCCAGAACAACCACCACAGCCGCCAACACCAACTGTTCCTCCTGCTCCACGAACCCCTCAGCGAGTGGCCGCAGAAAAGGAAGTCGTACGACAGATTCTAGCAACCGATGATGCAGGTCTTTCTAACCCCGCTATACCCGTAACGAGTGTGGTAAAAGAACAACTGCAAGAACTCTTCAAAAAAGCTGACGAGATGGGGCTTCGAGAAGCCGTTAAATTTTTGTCCCATTATGTAAAGCCGTAATAAGTTACGTTTCAAGCCTATGACAGATCAAGACACTAGACAGTTATTGTGTACCTTTTCCAATGCCAAGGATTTCCATACCGTTGCCGAAGAGGTACGCAAATTTTACGAGGTGTACAGCAATCGCATTTTTGCCTTCTCAAATGTGAAAAACCCAAATGAAGTGTATTTGACGTACAACGTTCTGAACATGCGAAAGGATGCTCCGAAGTTTCCAAATACAATTCTCATCCACCGTAAGAAGCAGACCAATACGCTTTATACTTTGAACGCAATGAACCGCCTCATTGAAGAAGAAAATGGACACGCCGACAAGACTTACATAGTCAGTTGGAAGCTGTATGAGAACTCTCTTATAATAACTGGCGACGTTTCCATCCGCATTATTCCTCTCAAAATTGCTTCAATCTTGGACTGAGTTAATATAAGTCCTCATTTCGATATAATAAGTTGTTAGATTCGCACTTTTCTGCGATACTGTGCTATGTATAAGGGTTATTAGTTCAAGACTTGATTCTCTGATTCAACGATTGACTGATTACTCTAGTTAACCAATTAAAAAGGAAATCATATGCCAGTCAATGTAGCAAAGCTTGCAGAGCGCCTCAAGCAATTTGAAGACGGCGCAAAAGCCTCAGAATTCGCAAAACTCCTTTGGAAACCCAAAGAAGGAACGCAAACCGTCCGTATCGTCCCATACAAGTTCAACCCCGAGAATCCTTTCATCGAGTTGAAGTTTTATTACAAGCTTGGTGGTAACAACTACCTCGCTCCGTGTACCTTCGGCAAGCCAGACCCCATTCTGGAAACCATCGAAGCCCTCCGTGCAAGCGGAAGCAACGAAGAGAAGGAAATCGCCTCAAAACTCGCTCCTGTCACTCGTACCTATGCACCAATCATTGTGCGTGGCGAAGAGGACCAAGGGGTTCGTTTCTGGGGATTTGGTGTGCAGGTTTACAAGCAGCTTCTCAAGCTGATGACCAACGCCAAGTACGGCGACATTACGTCGTGGACTGAGGGCAGAGACATCGAAGTGGAATTCCACAAAGAGAGCAAGAAGAAGGGCAAAGACGGGAAGTCATTCCCCGAGACCACGATTCTTGCTGACCCAAACACTACTCCCGTAGTGGACCCAACTCGCCGTGATTACATGGAGAAGTTGAAGGAGCAAACAGACATCCTTACAATCTTCCCCTTGAAGTCTTACGACGAACTCAAGGCCGCTGTTGAAAAGTGGTTGAATCCCGATGATGCCGATGCGGTTGCTGCCGCCGAAGCAGAGCCGGTAACTCAAACCGCTGCGGCTGCTCCCTCCCAACCAGCGGCAACTCCTGCCGCAACGCCAACGCCAGCGACCACAACCGCTGCTCCTGTAACTCAAGCCACAACCGCAACGGCCACGCCGTCAAACGCCAACCTTGCGAATGAATTTGAGAAATTCTTCCAGAGCTAATCTGGTAAGGATAGTTAAAATAACTTGCGAGGATGGTGCGAAAGTGCTATCCTCGCAAGCATCTAAATAAGGAATTTCTATGGCCGAAAAAAAGAAGAACCCCAGCAAGCATGTCGAAAGTGACGCCAACATTGATCGTGATGAATTGGCAGTCTTACTTCAAAAAGAACTTAACAAGGCACAGAAGGATGGAACGAAGGTGTCTTTCTTCTTGGATGAAGATGACAACCCCGTTGACGTGCGAGAGTGGGTTAGTACTGGTTCTACTCTTCTTGATTTGGCTATCTCAAATCGCCCACACGGCGGGTTCCCCGTAGGACGAATGGTGGAACTGAGCGGATTGGAAAGTACGGGTAAGAGTTTGATGTGTGCTCAAATCATTGCTGAAACTCAAAAGCGTGGCGGTCTCGCCGTGTTTTTCGATTCGGAATCAAGCGTTGATAAGAAATTCTGGACAGCCCTTGGAGTAAACATCCGAAACGTCAATTACCAGAAGTTCACGACCCTCGAAGAACTCTTCACCATGATTGAACTCGTTATCGGTGTGTTCCGCAAAAAGGATGACGGGCGGCTACTTACTATTTTTATTGACTCGGTTGCTCAAGCCTCGGTTGAGACTGAAATGGAATCAGAGCATGGAGTCAGTGGATACAACACGGGCAAGGCAATCATTCTCAGCAAAGCAATGCGGAAGATTACTAATCTTGTTTCCAATCAGCGTGTCTTGATTGTTTACACAAACCAAGTCCGTTACAACATGAACGCCGGTCCCTTCGGAGACAAGTGGATTGTTCCCGGTGGAAAGGCGCTGCCGTTCGCTTGTTCTGTTCGTATTCGCCTTGCCAACTTAGGGAAGCTTAAAATTACCCGAAGCGGTCAAAAGGAAGTCATCGGCATGAAGTGTTCATCCCAAGTCATCAAAAATCGTTGCGGCCCCGGCTATCGTCAAGCACAATTTGAAATCCACTACGACAGTGGAATTCAAGACCTTTCGAGTTGGCTCACTTACATGAAACTCCACGGCCTTATTACGGGTGATAAGAGCGGATACACATTCAAAAGAGCCGATGGCACCAAGGTTGAGTTTGACACTGCGAAGTTCGTGGAACTCATGAACACGGATAAGGACTTGCGAGAAGAAGTCTATCAAGCCCTCTGCAATGAGTACATAATGGCGTATAGAGACCCGAATAGTAAAATTGTAGAAGACGTGGAAGAAACTAACACGGAAGACGATGACATCACCAAAGATGCGGTCAAAGAAGACGAAGGCTAATGGAACTCTCCCAACAAGAGAAATCCAGACTCTACGGCATCCTTCAAAACATGAAGGCTGGCCCGAAGAAGGACTGGAAACGAGATACCAATTCCAGCATTCTATTGGTAGATGGTACTAATACCTTCATGCGTTGTTGGTGTGCTAATCCATCAATGGACGAGAATGGTAATCACACTGGCGGCATTGTGGGGTTCTTGAAGTCGGTTGGCTATGCCATCAAACTTTTAGCACCCACACGATGTATCATTATCTTTGATGGCGTCGGCGGGTCATTCAAGCGTCGTCAGATTTTCCCCAACTACAAAGAGCATCGCAAAGGAAAAATCCGTCTCAATCGTGCTTACGAGGAAATGTCCGATGCACCTACCGAAGAGGAACAATGTCGAAATCAGTATTTGCGGCTTACTAACTATCTGCAAGTTCTCCCCGTAAATATGCTTTCCATTGACCATGTTGAGGCGGATGACGTTATTGCCTATCTTGCCACGGATTATTTCAAGGCATCCGAGAAGGTGTACATAATGTCATCTGACAAGGATTTCTTGCAACTTTGTGATGGGCGTGTAAGTGTCTATTCTCCAACCAAAAAACGCATCTATGGTACTGCCGAAGTTCTGGCCGATTACAACATTCATCCTAATAATTTCGTGCTATATCGGGCACTTGATGGAGATGATTCAGACAATGTTCCCGGTATTGAACTTGCTGGACCCAAGACCATTGTGAAGCATTTTCCGTGGCTAAATGAATCTACGGAACACACTGTTGATGAACTTATTAAGCACGCCGATGGGTTCAAGAACAAGTATAAGGTTTGTGACAACATATTCAATGGGAAAAGTGTTCTGGATAGGAATGTGGCTCTTATGCAATTGAAGGAGACGATGTTGACGACAATAGGTCAATTACATTGCAATCAGTGCCTTGAGCCATCGAAGATTCCTATGCTTGACCGCAATGCGTTTTTCAAGATGGTGCGGGAGGACGGAATTGATAGCAACTTACCAAACCATGTCACTTGGGTCGGCGATGTCTTTGGCCCACTTGATTCAGTAACGAGGAAAGAATAATGATTATTACACTAAAAAATGAAGTATTGGATAAACTTGATATGAGTTATGTTCATCCCGAAAATCCGCTGTTTATTGATTTTAGGAATGATAAGAGCGGCCATAACCACTATCGGCTGCTTGCTTATTTTAGTCAGCAGTTTGACGATGCTGTTTTCCTTGATATAGGAACCCGTTCTGGGGCATCGGCTTGCGCTTTGGCATTCAATCCATCTAATCATGTTCATTCATTTGATATTTATAACACCGCTCCATTACCGCATAAAAATGTCACTTATCACATTGGCAATATCTTGGAAATGTCTGAGTGGAAAGAAAGACTGATAGCATCGTCATTTATATCATTGGATGTTGATCCTCACGACGGAGTGTTTGAGGAACAGTTTATGTTGTACTTGTCAGATAACTCTTACAAGGGTATGTTGTACATGGATGATACGAACACGGATAGGTATCCCCAGTTGCGTGATTTCTGGAATTCTATTGCCCTGAAAAAAGTAGATATTACGAAATATGGCCACCATACTGGTTCTGGTATAGTTCTTTTCGACCCATCAGTGGAGATTGAAATGGTATGAAAAAATACAGACTACTCAGGCATGGTCATTGTTATCTCACTAAGAATGGTGATTTTGCCATTGCATTAATGGGCGGGAATAAGAAGCACGGTTACACTTTTCAAGTCAGTCACACCTGTCGGGATTTCATCCCGTATAGAATCAACATTCAGTCTCGCATTGTTCCGAACGATGGCTATTGGATAGAAATCCCACCCCAAGAGTACGCCAATGTGGCGTATAATCATGGAGAGGGACGAAGTGTAAAGTTGGTCAGGTATTAACCCTTCCAGTTCTTCGGTGGTTCCGCATACTTCCCGTCCTTGAAAGGTTCTGGGAAGCTTACTTGTTTCTCATTTCCGAGTGGCACACCCATCTCGATAAGCGATTGACGACTAGCGTAATAGATGTTCGTGGTAAGAGCAAGGAGACCCTTCTCAAATTCCACTTCGATGACTCGGCTTTCTTTGGCCTCACCCCATTTTGTGCCCATGTCGAAGCCAAGAGGTTCGGGCTGGCTGCACAAACTTCTCATACCACGGGTCAGATTCTCGTCAGTGGTGTTGGATGCTTGAGCCGAGGAATTGCCTGCGAAACTCAGTTTTTGGCTGGTAATGCCTCTTGTACTCTGTCCCATTGCAGACGATTTCGTAGAAGAACGCCCAAGGGGAGCACCCTTGGTAGGAATGCTGTCACAGGAGTACAGACACTCGTCAGCGAAGCCGAGTCCATCATCGCCTCTGGCCATGTCGCCCATAGAGTTGTAGGACGTACCATAACTAGCTGTATCACCATCTCTGGTCAGTCCACCACACCAGATGGTAGGGTTGTCCCACCAATAGGGGCGGTTGTACCACGGAGGATTGGGGTAATGATCGTGGTGGTGATGATGCTCTTCCCGAATGACAACGGGAGGCGGTGGCTTGACTTTCTCGGTGAAGATGCGGGCACCGATTACACCGACATTGCGCTCCGAACCATCTTCCTTGGAGGCAGCATAGGAGCCGCCTTTGAAGTCGAAGAGGAATTTCGCAACCTTTTCATTCGAGACACGGAACCCGTCAATAGTCAATGAATTATAACCATTTATGACGTATCCATTCCCATTTTCAAGTGCTGATTTTCCTGTGAGAACGTCTAATCCATCAACGGAAGATACAGCCAGAATTCGGCTGTATGAATTGTTTTTGATGCGGATTGAGTATTCTTGCCCTTTCCGTGCTTCGACGAAGAGTTTGTCATTGAATGGGAATTTCCTCACTGGTTTATCGTTGATGAGGATGTCAACAGTGTAGTTTTCGTTTATCATACTATTTTACTCCTTTGGAGATTTTTATGTTCAGCGTTTTACTGAACAATCATAAGTATGCCAGAAAATTAGAAATGTGTCAACTGAAATCGGATTTACAATATTCTCACTACTATTTATTGGATGAAAAGAAAAATCCGTAATATGAGTATTATTTTAACAAAGAAATTTTTAGAAACCCACTATTCCGTGAAAAATATGAGGGTTCGAGAAATAGCAGCATTGACTGGGCTAAGTTATCCATATGTTCAGTCCAAGATAAAGGCTTACAAAATACCGAGGAAGCGGCAATATGAAAACTTAGAAAATAAACCGTTTGGAAAGTTGATTGTCGAGCAGTTTGTGGGAACCGATTGTAAACAACAAGCATTGTGGAATTGTTTGTGCGAATGTGGAAAACACAAAATTGTCAAGGCGTCTCGTCTTAAAAGCGGAGAAGTAAAAAGTTGTGGTTGTTTACATCAGGTTAGGGTTGGCGATATAGACGGGCATCATTTTGCGAATATTAGGGCACATGCCCGACAGAAAAAATTGGAGTTCACCATAACCATTGAACAAATATGGAACCTCTATTTGATGCAAGATGGGAAATGTGCGTTGAGTGGGCTTAATGTTGGGTTTGATAGAAAAAACAAGCCGGATACGACTGCATACAAGAAGATTTATGGAACCACAATCAGGTGAGGTAAACAACCTCAAGAAATTCGGCACTCCCTTTCAGGCGAAGTGTTTGGCTGCAATGCTATCAGACCGTGCGTTTTTGGAAAGAATCATTGACATCATGTCCCCCGATTATTTCGAGACAGATGCTCATCGCTGGGTCGTGAAATTCGTTTCCACCTATTTCCCTGCATATCGAGACATTCCAACGATGTCGGTGTTTGCGTGTGAAATCATGCGAATACAAGACCCGTTGATGCAAGTTGCGGTGCGGGAACAAGTCAAGATGGCGTACAACGAAGTATCAACTTCTAAGGACTTGCCGTACATCAAGGAACAGTTCTTGACCTTTTGTCGCAATCAGAAGTTGAAGAATGCTATTTGGGCCTCTCAAATTTTGTTGAAGGAAGGTGACTACGAAGGTATATGGAACACCATCAACGAAGCATCAAAGGCGGGGATGGAACGTAACCTTGGGCATGAGTATCTCGCCGAAATTGACCTGCGTATGTCGGCAATGGCTCGTGAAGTCATCAAGACAAATTGGTCTCTCATTGATACTCATCTTGATGGTGGTCTTGGCAAGGGTGAACTCGGATTTATTGTGGCTCCCGCTGGTAGCGGTAAATCATGGTTCTTGGCTCACATTGGAGCCGAGGCTATGATGCAAGGTAAGAACGTCATGCATTTCACAATGGAGTTGAATGATAAATATGTTGGGCTTCGATATGACTCTATCTTTTCGGGGGTAGCATTTCAAGAAGTTCGTAAGAATCAACCCATTATTCAGAAGAAGTTGGATGAAATCAAGTCTAAGGGGTGTGGCAAACTATTCATCAAATACTTTCCAACCAAAACTGCATCGTCTGCAACATTGAAGATGCATATTGAACGGTTGCAGTTAATCACGGGAGTCAAGATTGACCTTGTGATTGTTGACTATGCCGACCTTCTTCGTCCGTTTATGCAAGAGCGGAATTCCAATTCCTATAATGAAGCGGGAAACGTGTATGATGAACTTCGTGGTATGCTCGGTGAACTTCAAGTGCCGGGGTGGACTGCTTCACAAGCCAACCGTGGTGTCCACGAAGAAGACATCATTGAAGCAATGGGTGTGGCTGACAGTTATCGCAAGATTATGATTGGTGACTTCATCATGTCGTTGTCGAGGAAGAAGGAAGACAAGATGGCGGGCACTGGTCGTATTTACATTATGAAGAACCGCTTTGGTCCCGATGGTGTTTGGTATCCATGTGCTTTTGATACTTCTTGCGGTAAGGTGGACATATTCGAGCGTAACTCCGTAGAGGGAATGGAAATTCTTAGCAGAGTCAAAACTGCCGAAGAACAACTCAAGGAAATTTTCGGTAAGCGTTGGAAAGAGACTCATGACGACGCCGGTCACTAAATAGCGAGCCTAAAGGTAGAACGTACTCAGCGCAAGAACTTTTCTTGAGTGGTTACACATTAAAATTATCTACTTATACCAGTCCTCAAAAAATAAAAAGATATGGAAACCGTAACCAAGTTCGAAGATGTAAAAAAAGTCACGACAGAAGAATATTTTCAAGGCAATCAGTTCAGTATAGATGCGTATAAAAAGAAGTACGCACTTACGTCTGATGAATTGTATCCCCAATCAGTCAAAAGAGTATGTGATTTTGTAGCTTCCGTAGAATCCACTCAAGAACTTCGAGAATATTGGAGTGCTCGGTGGTTCGATGAAATCTATAACGATTGGTGGCATCCCTCGGGCGGAATCATGCAGGGCGCTGGTTCTAATCGCAAGATTTCACTGGCCAATTGTACCACGGTATCCCTCGGAGCCAAACGAGAAGACGAAGAGTGGGATAGTCTTGAGGCAATCATTAAGAATGCTGCCTATACTATCGCCAAGTGTGCTGCTTATCGTCAGGGATTAGGTATTGATTTCAGTCGTCTTCGTCCGAATGGCTGTAAAGTATTGAATTCGGCCAATCAAAGCACTGGCGCAGTCCATTGGATGGAGTTTGAGGACAAAATCGGTTATTTTGTTGGTCAAAAGGGCCGTATTCCCGCCATGCTATTCAGTATTTCCTGTGACCATCCTGACGTAGAAGAGTTCATCCAAGTCAAGTCTGATTACACCAAGATTCAGAACGCCAACATCAGTGTCCAATGCACGGAAAAGTTTTACAAAGCCGTGGAAAATGATGAAGATTGGGAAATGTCATTCACTGTGCCTGCTATCAAGAAGGGCGACAAAATTTATGTGGACGTGCATAGTATTGATATGCATACCACGAAGGAGAAGGATACTGGTCGCTATTACCGTCTTGCCACGCATGATCGTAAGAAGGAAGTTTTCTCCAAGATAGTCAAGGCCCGCAAGTTGATGGAACTGATTGCCAAGAACATGCATCAGAACGCCGAACCCGGTATCCAAAACATTGACATTGCTCGTAAGTATAGCAATTCAGATGCCTTGTACGATGAGAAGGATGAATATGATTCTCGTATTCTTTCGACCAATGCCTGTTCCGAGCAATACCTTTCCCGTGAGTCGCTATGCGTCCTAGCGTCAATCAACTGTGGTAGGTTCTCAGCCAAGCGGGAAATTTTCGCTGGTCAATTGGACAAAATAGGCCATTCCATCAATCGCTTCCTTGATAACGTTAATGAATGTGAATTAGTCAATCAGACCTTCGCTACGCCGCACCAAGAGTTGGCTATTCGTAAGTTACGCCGCACTGGTGCGGGTGTAACGAACATTGCGGCATGGCTTTTCAAGCGGAATCTTGTTTACGGCTCGAAAGAGGGAAATGAAGCCATCGAAGAGTTTATCAAGTGGTACAACTACTGGCTCTATATCAGCACCGAGGAACTTGGGCTTGAGAAGGGCGACTTTGGGTTGTTCAATAAGGAGAAGTGGCGTGAAGCCCCATTTGTATCTCGTATCATTAAAGAATCGGAGAAGATGCACGACGAATTCAAGGTTCCCGTACTCAAAGGTACTCATGCTCGTAACGTCACTGTCAGTTCTATTGCTCCCACGGGCACACTGTCATTGATGTTCCGTGACTTTGTGCTTTCTTATGGCATTGAACCCGCCTTCTTCATGTACTTCTGGAAACGTACTCGTATGGCTGGAAAGTATGAGTACTATTTCTGCGTCCCCCGAGTTATTCGTGATGCATTTGCCGAGGCAGGTATTCCTATTCCAATGAACTCGGATAGCATCAAAGATACGTGGGATGGTAAGATTGGTGTTCCTATTGTCAAGTTCATTGAAGAACACCGACACAAGTTCAAGTTCAAGGAGTCCATTGACGTGACTGCTATGGACAAACTTGAGTTGATGTCCAAGACGATGAAATGGATTGATAGCTCCATCTCTGTAACCTACATGCTTCCCCTTGGCTCGACGTGGAAGGAAGTTTACAACTTCATCCTTGAAGCCCACAGGAAGGAAGTCAAATCTATTGCCGCCTTCCCCGACAAGAAGATGTACGGCATTGTCAGCAACATGCCATTTAAGACCCTTGCATTCAAACTTAAGGATGAGAACGTAGTCATCGGGCACCAGAACTTCTCGGACGATGAACTTAAAGAGTTGAACCTCTCCCGTGAGAGCATTCAGCATAAGACCATTGAGTATCCTAAACGTCTTCCGTCTATTGATGCCGATATTCATGTCGTATCTGTTAAGGGTGAAAAATTCGTCATTGTGGTCGGCATTCAGAATAATCAGCCATACGAAATCTTCGGTGGGCACATCAATGGGTTCAGTTTCAAGTTCGCCCAGAAGAAGGGTAAGATTACCAAAGTTAAAAGGGGACAATATGCCCTTGAGATGGATGATATTAGCATTGATGATTTCTCCAAACAATTCACTCCTACCGAGCAAATTCTTTTTCGTATGGCTTCTATGGCTATGCGGCATGGAGTTCCATTAAAATTTGTAACAGAACAACTTCAAAAGGCTCAGAATGACATCACATCAATGGCGGCAGCAGCCGCTCGGGTGTTGAAAAAATATATTCCTGATGGAGAAATGGCGAGTGGACAGTCTTGTCCGCTGTGTGGTGCCAAAACTCTTCATTATATGGATGGATGTGTAAGTTGTAATTGTGGATATTCTAAGTGTTCGTAAATAGTTGACTACAATAAAGTCCATTGTAGTTAATCTTCATTTTTTTATATGTTTGTGTATGTAAATGTATATTTATAGGCGGTAATCAATATAGGAGATTTTTCTCTATGACCACTACACTTATGCCTAAATACGAACAACACTTGGAACCCCGAGTCGCTCGACTGGAAACTGGTCTTGAGACCTTGACAAAGAATGTCAATGACCT